CCAGCCGCTTCCATGAGTTCTTCGTCTCGTTTAACCTCAATAATTAGAGGTTTCAATTCGGGATGGTAAGAACAAAAATAATATTTAGATAAATTCAAAACCCACATAGATCCATGAACTTGCTGCACATATTCAGTTGGCAGCTTAGTAGGTGATCTGAGGTATTTAATGTGGGTATTGGCTTTTGGGCATTTCAGCTCTACGCCAGTGTCGGCAAAGAGTCCGTCTGGAGAGCATCCAATATCGAACTCATCGTGCATATGATAGCCAACCTCTTTAACATCAACGCCCAGATGCATCTCAAAGCAGGCACGAGCCTGACTCTCAAGCAGATTGCCGCGTTCCATGTCGTAGCTCTTAAAGCTCTCCGCTGGATGACCGCACATCTTTTCGGCTATCACAGCGTTTAAGTAGCTATCCCTGGTAGAAGCAGCAACCTTCGCTCCGCGAGAAGTAAAGAGTGACTTGAAGTTAGATGCGGTTATCTGTCCACACCTAGAATCAAGCCATTCTGGGCTTCCTTGCTCGCAGTAGATCACTCTAGTCATGAGGCTTTCAGCTCTTTGATACGCATCTGGATCTGATTAGCCTGGCTCTGAGTGAGCTTCCAGGACAATGCGCTAACTGACTCCAAGGCTTTTTTCTGAGAAACCTTTAATACGGCAAGATCTTTTTTGATCAAATCGATTTCGGCAGGTTTAGCCATTGGTTCAGAAGCGGGCTGACTTGCTTCGTGACCGTCATCGTCTGATTTCATATCTCCAATCGTAAAAAGACTCGTGATTAGATAACGCTTTGCGTATGTGTAGCAACTGGCTGTGCCTTGCGCTGTACGCCTCTCCTTGTCTACCAGGCACTCTTGAGTGTAAGACTGACCAGAAGGAAGGTGAAACATAGTAATGCGAGCGCCAGCTTCGTCAGGACAGTTTACATCCTCAAAGATAAACTCAATGCCATTAGATTGCAGAGCTTCGTAAACAGGCTCTATCAATGCTTCTAGCTTGAAGTATTTGTGATTGTTGGCAAAGGCATTAACACCAGTCTTTTCTGGTGCAATGAATTGAGATTTGGCTTTAAAGAAAGCCGTCCAGAAGTGAACTTGTTCCATTTGTAGATTCCCGTCAAAGAAAATGAAATGAAATACTATCTTAGTTTGATACCAGTGTCAAACAGTTAGGAGAGTGCTGGCGCTCCTGGGGAATAGGCTCGATGACGGGGTACGAGATGTAGTGTATAAGACCACATAACACCAGCACATATTGTGTATTGTACAGGACGATACATCTGGAGTATACTCGTTGACCCGGTGTGTAAAATCCTGACCGAAACTCATGGATCATGGCTTATGAGCGGCCTTAAAACGCCCAGATAGCGCAGAGTCCAGGGGTGATGGGACTGAACCAGACCAGTCAAGGAATGGTTGCAAACCGGGTTAATGGACACACAAGGTGGGGTTGACGCACCTCCCGTCAGGGGAAGCGTTCCGGCAAAGAGATCTCTGCGGATCAGACTGTAAATAATAGTACCAGGTGTTCACAACCATCTAAATGAGTTCTATTGTCGAAATAAGTGTGAATTTGTTTGACAGCAGGGTCTAGGTCGGGCATTATACTTACATCAACAACGAAACGGGAAAACAAAATGAGAAAGTCTAAGAAATCAATTTGGAACAACAGAGAAACAGAGAAGACTGTTTACACAATTGAGATCGAACACGCTACAGATGCTGTTAAGGCCGCTTTAAGAGTTTTGTTAGAAGAAGGCGATATGGGTTCAAACATCAAATCAATCAAAGTTCTGGATTACACATAATGGATAGAGTCACTTTTGAATTGAATCAGCACCTCAACGAAGAAGAGGATGCTTTGGCGCAGGAAGAGCTGGAAGAGTTAGAGATCTTCCAGGACAGAATGCTTGCAGTAATTCGCATTATGAGCATGGAGGAAAACGTAAAGGTTAAGGCGGCAAGATTAGTATCATTTATTGAAGGCGAAGTTTCAGAGTATTCATAAAGCAATAAAACTGGTGGCTACCAGATTTTATCTGGCGGTTACCAGTTTTTACGGGAGTAACAAGATGACGGGAATAGATTTTTTTGATATGAAGCAAAAGGAAGGCCTAAACGTAATGTTAGACGGCCTGGTTATGGGTAGTTTGGTAGCAAATTATCCTGAGTTTGTTGAAAGCTATGGACATGATGTAGCTAATGCCAAGATGGCCAGGATGTTCAGCAGAGATTGGGATCGACTTAAAGAAAAGGTTTGGGAGATTACATTTCCAGAATACTGCTCGCAACAATATGCGATAGCTGCCATAGAGGATTCAAAATTATGAGCCGCACTCAGGAAAAATTGATGGCTATTGTTATTGGCCTGGCTATATTGTCTTTGCTCGGTCTTGTTGGTTCAATGGATTACGAGGATGAGGTTGCCGCAGAGCTTCTATACTGCACAAACGTGGAGTCCTGGGGCATTTCTACAATGACGGATGGCAGCAAAGAATACGGTCATCCCGATTTTAAAGGCATTGCAAAGGATATTTGTCCAAAGTATCGGCCAAATTGATGCAGCTAAGGACACACCAGGTTAAGGCTGTTGACGCAATGCGCGACAGCTTTCGGCGTGGCAATAAGAGAATAGTCTTATCGGCTCCTCCAAGCATGGGTAAGACGCTTATAGCTTGTCACGCAATGATGGAGGCTGTGCAAAAGAACCCAAGCCTACAAGTAGTATTTTTTGTTGATCGGCTTAAACTGCTTTCCCAGACTACTGCTACGCTCGAAAAGCTAGGCTGCTACGATTACTCTGTCCTCCAGGGTGATGACCCGCGCTACAATCCAGAAGCCAAGATTACAGTGGCTTCTTTACAGACAGCTCTAAGCCGTAAGAATCTAATGTTTCACCTGGCGTTCGTTGATGAGTGTCATACGCTCTATAAAGGTTTGACTGGCCCGAACGGGCTTATGAGACGGCTAAGTGCAATTCATTGGGTAGGCCTAACAGCCACACCATTTGCGAAAGGAATGGCAGCAGACGGACTCTACGAGGATCTTATCGTTACTACTACTCCGAGGCAGCTAATGGCAGACGGCTGGCTTTCGCCCACTGATTACTATATTGGCAAGACCGCTGACTTTACTGGTGTTGCTACGAAGAGGTTAAGCACTGGCGGCACAGATTACGATCCAGAAGAGCTTGGCAAGCGCATGATGGCTGATGAGTCTCTCGCCGGCGATATTGTAAAGAACTATATCAAGCACTCGGACGGCCTACGCAAGAGAGCAGTATGTTTTGCTCCAAGCATAGCTTACAGCAAGAGCCTGGTAGAAAGGTTTAACAAGGAGATAGGTTACGAGATAGCTGTTCACATTGACGGCTACATGGACGCAGAGAGAGAGCGCAAACTAATCTATCAGGACTTTGAGGATGGGCATTACAAGATTATCTGCAACTCACGCATCTTGAACACAGGATGGGATGATCCGAGCTGCGAGATTGCTATAGACTGCTTTAAAACCAAGAGCGAAACAGTGTGGTGTCAAAGAATTGGCAGGATCTGGCGTATAGCACCAGGCAAGGATCGCGCTATTGTTCTGGATCACGCAGGAAACCTAGATCATTTTGGCTGTTTTCCAGAAGACATCGTTCCTGTAGAGCTAGACGATGGGGATAGAAAGTTTTCTGAGAAGAGGCAGATCAAGAAAGAAGAGAAGGAGCTTGCGATTCATGAATGCGATCAATGCGGGGGCGCTTTTACTGGTCTGCGTTGCAAGTGTGGGTTTGAGCTACCTCTTGGCACTAAGGTTCTCAGGGATGACGGAAGCAGCCTGGTAAAAGTAACTAAGCTGTCGGGATCAGCCAAGCGCAGAAAGGATCTAACAAAAGAACAGAAGCAGCAGTGGTATAGCTCTTTGCTGTGGTATGGCAGGGAGCATAATTACAAGTCGGGATGGGCATATCATAAATACAAAGAAGCGATGAGCTGTTTTCCTAACGGTCTTGCACAGAAATGCAAAGAGCCTAGTGCTGAAGTTTTGTCCTGGATAAAGTCCAGGCAGATTCGCTGGAGCAAAAGAGCATGAATGAATGGTTTGATCTGGTACTGTCCAGGCTAGACAAGCTCAAGCCAAGCGGAAAGGATAGATGGATGGCCTGCTGTCCAGTCCATGACGATAATACGCCAAGCATGGTAGTCTCGATTTTAAACAGGAAGCTGGTCTGCCACTGCTTTTCTTGCGGTGCAAACGGTGTTAGTGTGGTAGAATCGCTAGGACTAAAGATCGGTGATTTGTTTCAAGATGATAAAGAATTCGTGCCTGATGCGAATTTTCTGCTGTCTAAAACTCAGTTAGCTGATGATACTTTTATTCTAATTTATCAATCCGCAAAAGCTAGAGATGAAAGAATTCGCTATAAGGACTATAAGGAATATATAGCAGCGATGGCAAGACGGGAGAGAAGGTCAGAGAAAGGACTTCCTCAAGTAATTATTCCAGTACAAGGATTTGAAGACATCTTATGACAATGGGTAGAGAGGTTATATTCGGGGATGATGAGATCGCAGACGTTACGCGCCTGGCTCCGTCACTCTCTAAGCAGCAATTAGCCGACCATTTTGGCATTTGTTTCAATACGTTAGATAAAATCATGAAGCGACAGCCTGAAGTGTCTGAAGCGTACGGCAAGGCTTTGGCTACAGCGAGCAGTAGAATGATATCTCAGCTCTACGAGAACGGCATGAACAATGACTTCCAAAGCATGAAGCTCTGGCTCTCGCATAGAGCGGGATGGCACGAGCGCAAGGAATTGTCCGGGCCGGATGGATCTCCAGTCGAGGTTGATATCGATACTAAGTGGACTATCGAGGTAATGTCTTAATGCCATTAAAGAGCGGCAAGTCTTCTGCAACAATCTCTGAGAATGTCTCAAAAGAAATCTCTTACGGACGCAAACCGTCCCAGGCAATAGCAATAGCTATGAGCAAGGCCGGCAAGACCAGGAAGAAGTCTAAGTCCAAGCCTGCTACATACGAGTAACTTATGCCGAGAATGCAGATTCCTGAGAAAATGCTACCTCTCCTCAAGCCTAAACGATACAAGATTTGTCTGGGGGGCAGAGGCAGTGGGAAAAGCATGAGCATGGCAGATCTGTGCCTGGTAGCAGCTCAGACACAAGGCATCAAAACTCTTTGCGCTAGAGAGTATCAAAACTCAATCGATGACTCAGTCCACGCATTGTTATCTTCAGAGATAGAACGCCTGGATCTTCAGGGATTCTCTATACAAAGATCAGAGATTCTTTTTGATGGCGAGACTGCCTTCAAGTATATAGGCCTGGCTCGATCTCCTGAATCAGTTAAGAGCTATCATAACTTCTCACGAGTCTTTGTTGAGGAGGCCCAAACAATATCAGAGTCTAGCCTAAAGGCTCTTACTCCAACACTACGAGAAGCCGGCTCAGAGATCTGGATGGCAGCTAACCCGCGAAGCTCGGCAGATGCGTTTAGTCAAAGATTCATTAAGCCTTTCGAGAAAGAACTGAGGCGAGACAAAATCTATGAAGACGATCTTCATACAATCGTCTGGGTAAACTACAGTGATAATCCGGCATTCCCTGAAGTCTTGGAGCAAGAAAGAGCTTATGATGAGAAGAATATGTCGGCAGCTCTCTACGCTCATGTGTGGGAAGGAGAAACGTATGATGAGCATGAGGACAGCATCATTCCGGTTGAGTGGTACTTGTCAGCAGTGGACTCTCACATCAAGCTAGGATGGAAGCCAGAAGGATCTGTTATAGCCGCACATGATCCTTCAGACGAAGGCGGTGACAGTAAAGCCTATTGCCTGCGTCATGGTAACGTCATCCTGGATGTATGCGAGCTGGTGACCGGGGATGCAGCAGAAGGTATGGACTGGGCGCTAGACAAGGCTATCCAGGACAGAGCAGATCACTTTGTGTTTGATGCGGATGGTCTTGGTGTCTCGCTCAAGCGCCAGGTAGACCAGGCTCTTACTGGCAAGGTCGGCATGAAGTACACGTTATTTAAAGGTTCCGAGGCAGCACAAGATCCAGAGCTTCCGTACACTACTGGCGGCATGGAAAGAAACAAGACTAATCGGGAAACCTTCCGAAACAAGCGAGCGCAGTTCTACTGGAAGCTAAGAGATAGATTTGAAGCAACGCATCGAGCAGTAACAAAAGGCGAGTATGTGAACCCGGAAGAGATGATATCTTTATCTTCTAGCATATCTTGTCTGGATCAGCTTAGAGCTGAAGTCTGTCGAATACCGCTGAAGCGTAACAATCTAGGAAAGATCCAAATACTAAGCAAAGTAGAAATGGCAAAGGCTCCATATAGATTACCAAGTCCTAACATGGGAGACGCTCTAATGATGAGCATGATCTCACCGAAGGTAAACACTCAAGAGAAAGTTGTTCTCAATTTCAGCGGCTGGAAATAAAATGGCTACATACGATGATGGCAAAAAAGAACTGGATAGTGATTACCGAGACGCTGCCCACGACTACGATGATGACAAATACGAAGAGCATGGCTATGTAGTTAATTTGATGACGGCCTCTCAAGAAGCAGACCAGGATATCCGCAGCCAGGCTAGAGAGGCTCACATCTTCCTGGATAAGCGCGATGGTATGTGGGAGCAGTATTGGTACGACCAAGCCAAAGACCAGCCCAGGTACAGTTTTGATATGGTTGGCCCAATAGTCGATCAAGTATGCAGCGAGATAAGCCAGGCATCTTTTGATGTAAAGGTTTCGCCGGCTGGCGGGAACAGTACAAAGGATATTAGTAATACATATACAGGAATCGTCAGGAACATAGAGGCGATGTCAGACTCTGCGGAGGTGTACAGCAACGCGGCTCGCGGCATGGTTACCGGAGGCTTTGATGCCTGGCGTGTAACTCATAGATATGTTTCAGCGGATAGCTTTGAGCAAGATCTAATGATCGAGACTATCCCGGATGCGCTGGATAGAGTTTTCTTTGATCCGGCAGCTACCAAGCAAGACAAGACGGATAGCAGATATTGCTTTGTCCTTCACGCAATAGGCAAAGATGAGTATGACCGCAGATGGCCTGAAGGTTCTGGCGAGTCTGTCAGCGAAGGCCGAGATGGGGATGTGTACTACCAGAAGGCTGAGGTCGTAATCATTGGGGAGCTGCTGTACTGCAAAGAAGAAAGCAGAGAGCTAGTCTTAATGACTAACGGCGAGACCTACGACACTGATAGCGAAGGATTTGAGAAAATTATAGATGAGTTGGCAGCTATTGGTGTAACTGAGACCAGGCGTAGAAACAGGCCCAAGAAGCGAGTATG